AAGTCGAAGCAATTGCAGCATCTGCTGCTCCCAACATTCCTCGTCTAGCTACTCGACTTGTTACCCCGGCATACTCCAGTGCTCTTGCTGGTTTGCTCATTGCTCCAAGCATCGGAATAAAGTTAATCGGATCTGGAATCGATCCTCCAATAAGACCAGTGAATCCTGCGACATAGTCCAACCCGGACATCTGCTGTAAGTAGTAATCGTAGAGTCTTTCCTGCTCCATTCTTTCTTTGAGCAACCGGGCTTTGGCGTAGGTAAACGAGTCATCGTACTTGATATCCGGATCAAAGAACTGAGACTGCTCATACTCTTCTCTGGAGATCTTCCCTTCCTTTTCGGCTTCCGTCATTGCTTCCAACGAAGCAGCCAGTGAAATAGTCGTATCCCGTAGTCCCAACCGGAATGCTTCCTTGGCTAGAAAACCAAAACTTGGATCGTAGTTCTGTACGGCTGTTTCGATTCCGACATAGTCGGTTTCGGGAACGTAGATCATTTAGACTTCAAAGAGTTCAGAACATCATTCATGTTCTCTCGGTTTGTTTTTTCTTGAGCAATTAAAGAACGGACTTGAATTAAAATTCTCTGCATATTTTTTTCTGCGCTTGCAACCTTAGTCGATGTACTTAAGAACTTAGCGTTACCCAGTAATTTTTTGACTACTTCTAAATTCGGGAAATCCCCAAGTTCTGCAATTTCGTTTTCAATCTGGCTAATCTCTTCCATTGAAGTTTCTACGGGTTCTGTCTTTGGCGTTTCTGTTTTCTTCCCTGACCTCTTTGCTTCCTTTTCGGCTACCCGTTTAAATCGTGCATTACGTTCTGCTATCCTCTCGGCTCTTTCTTCTTCTGACTCAACAAAGAAATCAGCTACTTCTTCGACTACCCCAGGAAGCGTTTCCTTCAGCGTATTGACTCCTGTCCCGATAGATTCTCCTACTTGCTCCAATTGTTCTGCTGCTCTCTCTGTACTAAAGCTTTGAACTCCTGTTCCTTTACTGGTTTTCCCTGCTCTTTTTGCTCCTTCTTGAAGACCAACACCTCCAGCACCCATATCATCCAAAGTCTCCACAACTGGTCCGACTACGGGAACATCTGAAATAAACCCAGGTGCTTTTTCTGCAACCTTCGGATCTTCAGCCATTACACGGAGTTTGGAATACGGAATCAGAGGTTGTTTATCATTATCACCAATTTCTACCTTGACCCATCGGTCCAGCCCTCCTTGAACTCTGGTGTAGAGGTCAAAACCCTGATCCATTGAATCGTTGAACCATGCCCACTCCCGGTCAGAAAAGGTTTCTCTGATCAACGGATCTTCAATGTTTTCTTGAACTTCAGTGATAAAGACACTGAGAGCATCCTCAAACTTGCCATCATCGGTAATTTCACCCATTTCTGCTCTAGGGATTCGGACCATCCGTCCGGTTCCTCCAGCATACTTCGGTTCTACAAAGGCATAGTTCGTATCAATCAGATGAGTGGTAGCCCGGTCAATTGCTTCACTGATTCCTAAATCTGGATCACGTTTCTTCAACTCCATTGCATAGCCCTTGACCATCTCAATGGAACTGGAAACAAAAGCAGAGACCGAAGTATTGCTCATCGGATACGATGCTCTAAAGTTGCTGATGCTACTGTGGTTCTGAACCTGGGTATTAAAATCAACCTGCTGGATTCCCATTACTTCTCGGAACTGCTTGTTGTTCTGCTCTCGGTTCAGTACAGAACTACGGAGGTTCTCCAGAATCGCAGGATCTCGGATGACATGATAAAAGTAATCAGATGGCTCAATCCCAAGTCCACCTTCTCGTTTGTCTCTACCAAGTTTTTCCAGGACATACGGTGCAAATGCTCCAGACTTTGAAATGATCTCACTGTATGCCTGTTTGTATTCTGTACCTGATGGCAACCCTTGAAGACTCAGGACCATGTTGTTCATGTCATTGTTCTCCATGAGCTTGATCTTGCCTACCCGGATTAGCTGATTCAGTTTCCTCGGATCTGCTCCCAAAAACCGAAGTTGCTCCTGGATATTTCCAGAAATGGAAGACTGTTCCAATGGATCTGCATTGGGATGAGATTGTTTCCAAAACAAACCACCGTTGTTTTCTCTAAGTTCCATGATCCCATTGATGTAGTTCCGGAACTTCATGAACCCGGCTCTTTTCAGTTCAATGGCTGGATCTCTCCCGTCTGTTTCAGATTGGTAGTAGTCTGGATTTTTCTGAAGAAGTAATTGCTCTAAATAGGGTTTGTTGGTCTTTAATGGGTTTGGCATCAACTGGCGCAAGGACTCGTAGTAGTCCATGGCTACAATGTATTTCGGTTGATCTTCTTCTGGGACAGAAACAATCTGGCTATCAAAGTCTGCCTTTAACCGAACTAAATTTGTCTGAGGATTGAGCATCTCATTGATAGTGCTCTGGACTGCAGTAACTGCTTCGGATCTTCCTTTCTGGATTAAACTCTTCTCTTCGCTTTCTGCTTTCTGTCGGAAATGTTCCCGTTGATTTGCATTGAGACTTGGGAGAAAGGATTCTTCACCAATCTTCTGGGATTTGTAAAGCCGAAGGAACTCTGTTGGATTTGTATCAATCAGACGGTTTGCAAATTCGTTATCGTAGATCTCTTCTGCTGTACCAAGTTGTTTAACTCCAGTTTCTTCATCAAAGGCTTCTTTGCCATTTGGACCATAGTCGATAACCAGTTGGGCTACCCGTTTGACAGCATCGTCTCTTGATAAATTCAGACTCAGGATGTTACTGAGTTCTCGGTTATAGTTTGCCCTTGCTGAATCAACGGATCGTTTCTCAAATTCATTCAGTCTCCTACGTTTTTCTCCAGCAACAATGTCGAGTGCTGATTTCCGGAATGTTTGCTCCTGGGCTGAATTGAGTCCTTCTGAATGCGTATTGATCAAAGTTTCAAAGTACGTGTCCATCTGGGTGATAAACTCACTCCGATCTTGTGGAGCATCTTGTATTCTGAAGTTTTGCCTATTCTCCTCTAAATCCCTGTCAAACCCTGATCCTGATTGGAACAACCCGGTCTCAAAGTCCATCCGAGTCCGAGATGCCATTGCAATCGAAAGATTGCCTACCTGGGCTTTTTCAAACAGAACCTTGAGTTCCTTTTCTGGTAGATCGTACTTCTTCTGTAGTTCATTAAAACGAGACTCGTTCTCTGCTCTTTTTCCATACCAGAATTCATTGATTCGGGTTTCATCATCCTGCTGAGAACTGGAAGGATTGCTTCGTAAGTCTTCTTCTAGCAACAGTGACTGTTTCTGAACATCAATCCCTAGTGCTTCATACTGAAGTTTCTTTTCCTGTTCCTTTTCATTCGCATAGTTCTGAAAGAGGGCATCACCGATTGAGAAGATTCCTTTGCCGAGTTGTTTCAGTGATTCTAGTTTTGCGTAATTAGCCGAGGTCTGGAGATCCAGAGGCTGAACTCTCGGAGACGAAACAGGAGAGAGTCTATTCTGTGATGGAGAACGTAAGTTCGTTTGATCGAAAGGTAGTCTCATGGCTTTGTTTCAGTTGGAGTCTGCCTCTTAAACATTCCAAATCCTTGAATTCCTTCACCAAGTCCTTGAAACAGTGTTCCAAGTAGGCTTTGGTCCCTAGATCCCCTCGTTTGTCCTGCTGCTCCTCTGAGTGTTCCAGCTTGACCGACTGCCTGACGATAGTTGATCTGAGCTTGTTTCTCTTTCATGTCTGCCTGGAGTTGGCCTTGGAGTCTAGTCCGGGCTGCTTCGTACTTTGTGTTGTAGTCAATCATCCTCTGGTTGTACTGATTCTGAAACTCCTGAGAAATCTGGACCTGGGCTGGTGTTCCGACATTGACGGATGCTCCGGATGCTCCTGCTCTGGAACGGATTCTTCCCTGTCTGGCTTTTCCTGCTATCTCTTCCTGGGCTAACGCTGTCATCCCTGCAAATTCAACCTGTCTCGCATTCTCGGCAGCAACTCGTCTGATCAACTTGGCTTCCTGCATTGAAAAGATATAGTTCTCTTTCCCGGCCCTGATTAGTTCTGCAGCTTGAGCCTCATAGTTCTGTGCTGTCAGTGCATTCTGCTGGGCATTCGTGTAGAGGTTGAATCCGGTCTCTACGCCTTTGTAAATTAGGAATGCGGTTAAAGGTTCCATTTATTCGTTTGTTTCGTAGTCGATTGCTAGAAGAAGAACATTCAGTGGATACGGCTGATCTTGTCGAATGTAGAGTTGTGCTTCGGTTCCAAAGTCATCCCGGAGGGCATACGCTTTTTCTCCAGTGAAGAAGAGGAGTGCGGTTCCGATAGCATCTGCCGTGGTTCTAAAAACTGCTTCTGTCAGGTTTGATGTGTTTGCTCCGAAGATCACTCCAATCGATTCCAGATAAGTAATTGTGGCGTCATCCAGAAGAGTTGGTGTTGAGCCGTACTTGAATCCCATGGAATCCAGGAGTTTGATGACAAACTTGTGAATCCGTTTTTTGTTTCCAACTGATGTACCTACAGACGTTTCGGCAACCAGGGGAAGAGTCTGGAGATTGCTGTTGTATCCAAGTCCAATTCTGTATTTGGTTGCTGCTGTCTGGAGAGTGACATTTCCGCTGGAATTGACGGTTTTGTCCGGTTGAACAGCAGCATCTCCCAGAATCGAAACGGTTTCTCCAGCAAGGTGTGATAGACCTGTGACAGCAGTCGTTGCAGTGGTTTGCGTTGTTGGCTCTTCCAGACCTGAATCGACAAAATGAGCATCTGTTGGAAGAATTTCAGAACCGACAAAATATCTTTCCAGAAACTCGACATATCGGACTTCATTGCATTTTCTCAAAGTAGTCACACTGACATCTGCGGTAGAACCAGAAACGGTTACAGCAGTTCCTCCAGATGATTCAGCAAGTTTGAAAGAATTAGTAGATGAATTGACCACATAATAAAGAGTATCTGAAGTGAATCCTGTGATTGTAGTAGAATCAAAAACAACGATATTCCCGTCTGATAGTCCATGAGCATCACTCGTAGCAAATGCGTCAGTAGATTGATTAAAGGTACATGAGGCGAAAGCAGCATCCCTTCGATGACGCTTGACTACCATCCAAAGCTGATCATGAGTATTTCTGGCAATGACGGATAAAGATTCAACCTTGGCATGATTCCCATAAGTACTGTCGTAGTGAACCCCAGCTATCGTGTGGAGATGCCATGCTCTCATCTGAAGAAGATCTACATAAGTGATTGCTGCTAACTTCCCATCGGTTCTTCTACACCAGAGCACAGAATACGGCTGATCCTGGTATGATGTTTCTACAATTCCAGACTCTGTCAAAGACTCTGCTCTCAGAGAAAGGTCACTCGCTGCATACTGATCTTGGAGTTTGTCGAAGGCCAATTCCCGGAGTTTTCTTCCGTTTACCTGGACATAGAGCAGGTTATTGCCAATCTTTGCTGGAAGCGAAGTTCCGTCTGTGGCCCAGGCACTAACCTTGGTGATTGAAAAGTTGAACGGAGTCAATGTAACGTCATCTTCTGCGCCGAAAATCTGAAAGATGCCACCCGAAGTGCCCACAGTTAAACGCCGATCCTCATTTAACCATTCGATCAAATCGACAGTGTCAGAAGAAATCGTCAAGGAGATCGCATTGTCTTCAAAAATCTGTTCTCCAATGATCGTCTTCCCGGCAGAATCGGTTTTGCCTGTCGATTGTCCAAGAGGTTCTGATGCTGCAAAGTTATTGAAGTCTGCAGTTTTGGAAAAATACACGGTCTGAGGTTCTGAAGAGGTTCCTCCAAAGACCAATCGTTGCTGGTAGATCTGGATGCTTCTGGGGTATCCGGTTGTTGAAGAGAAGCTACCGAGTTGCCATTCGGTTGTTGCCCCAGGTGTTGCTAAAGCAGACCTTGTCTTGGCTAGGATTGTGGTGGTAGGAGCACTACTGTCGAGTTCCAGGATCTCGGCATATCCCCATTTGATCTGTGGTGCTACCTGCAGATTTAACCGAATCAATCGACCAACATCTGTGCTCTGGAAACCCAGGTCTAAATTGATACCTGTGGCACTGGAAGCCACGATCTTGATATAGGCATCTTTGCCAACAATGTCCTGGAAAAAAGTCAGATCTGTGGTTGGTGCAGTGGTTATATTTGCTGGAGTTCCACCGGAGGAAGTTGCTAGTTTAAACGTGTTCTGAGTTGCTTGGACAATGAAGTAACTGGTTCCTGCTGTGACTCCAACAATTGAAGCACCTCCTGTGAATCTGACTTTCTGACCATTGACAAAGGGATGGTTGTTTGAAGTGAATGATTCAGTGGCATCATCAACACTCGATGCTGTGACAGTAATGACCTGTTCTGCAGTTAAAGCTGAATTAGTAAAGGATGCTGTCCAGTTTGCTGTATCTGCTAATGAGATCGTCAGTGTTGTATCTTCAGTATTGACAGGGAAGTACGGACCATCCTTGAAGACAATATCTGTCAGAGTCCAGGAGGTGACTGCTAAACGTTTTAGTTCTCTCGGAGGATGAGTCGGATGTACCAGAAAGAGTACATCTGCAGACTGAGTGAAACTGATATCTGCTAACTGAGAAGTTGTATAGGTTGTTGTGACTTCATAGGCAGAACCACCGGATTCCACGATTCCATCGTTTGCATAGAATCGGATTTTGTTATTGGAAAATTCTAGAACCACAGAAGTCCCCTGACCCCGGTTGAACGGGATCAAACGGACCTGAGCATTGGAAGGAGTGCTGTTGGCAAAGAACGTCCCTGGTCTTCTGGTGACAGAACCCTGGGGGAGAACCACCATGTTTTCTAGCAGTGCCAAAGAAGATCGATAGCTTTCCAGTTGTACCATTCCCTGCATCCTGGGCGATATCATCCCATCTGCAAAAGAAGACTGAAGTGCTTGGATTCTCATTTAGACTTCACTGGAAAACTTGGCTCTTCTATAGGTAGAACCGACTAGACGGGCATTGATAAAATCATCAGCGATAAATTCACCTGGAAGTGACGTTTCCTGAGCATCTACACCACGGGCCTCACTGAGTATCTGGAAATACTTGGACAACATTCTGTCCCGTACATCTGCTCGACCAGTTAAGTTCTCCGCAATCTCAGAAGCCAACTTCAGTGCAATCGCATGAGTCAATAGAGAATCAAAGTCTGTTGGATCAGTTACTTTCTTGATGTACTTGAGCTTCATGCTTGTACTATCAGTTACCAGAAACCGTCCTTCTACTTCGTACTTCTCATAGTTGGTTTCGACATCAAGCACCCGAAGGCAATCAGCAGGTAGAGCAAAACGTTTGGCATAACCCCAAGTTGGAGCAGTGACATCCGCTGAAAGTTCTACTCTGGTGACTGCACAGTTCCATCGATGAGTCCGGAGGACTGAGTCCCTACAGTCTTCATAACGAAGATTGACAACTCTAGCCCTCTCGTTTTCCTCAGTTAGACTTGCGATCTTGGTTTCACCAATGTTGGTAAGCGCAATATTACAAATCTGAACTACTGAACTCATCAGTCAGCCACATAGACGATGTAACCGACCAGATCATCTCCACTCACTAAAGCGACATCCTGACACGTTGCCCGAATGACTACTCCTCCTTGTGATTGAAGAACATAACTTCCACCTGTGGCCTTGATCCCGGCTAGAGCACCTTCCATGTTGAAATAGCCAGCAGTATCAACGTTTAGACCATCAATCAGCCCATTCGGATCTGCTGCAACAGCATCACCGTTTCCATCGTTATGAGCATCCCAACCGAGGTCTAGTGTCGCTGAAGACGTAGTCCAGTTGACATACATCCGAGAAAGACCCAACAGAATACGAATCCGTCCTGCTGGAAGTTTCCCAAGTGCTATCGAAGACGTTGCGTCTCCTGCACCATCCTGGTCATGAGTGAAGAACATCACTCTTAGTCTACCTTGCATTTCAGTAGACTGATTATTAACTACGGGATCTGCCGTTGCATTGGTATGTTCCGTAGATTTCTGAGTAGTAACAGCCATTTAGTCTCCTTATGGTGATTCGTCACATTCGATTTGCACAACCTTGTCCTCTTCCATTCTGGTTGCCCCGATAGACATCGCAGCATAGACCTGTGTTGCGTAGGACTTGTCTGGACGCTCATCGATCCGAACGTGAAGATCCTTACCGACTGCCAAGAGCATCCCGTCTACTGCATAGGCGAAGCAACTTCGTACATCTGTGCTACTGGCTAAAGACAGTCTGGTAGATGTTACAAAATTAAAGCCCATAAAATCAGTTACTTGGCCCTGAGCTAAAGCTTTCACTGTGTTGAAATCTGAACTGGTGATTTCAGTGGTTGCTAGTAGATCCTGGATTTGCTTGGGACCGACAACAAGAACTCTGGGAATGCTTGGATCGACATCTGCGTTATCCATCAAGAACTTAGCTTGACGAAGCTTTTCGATGTTTAATCCTGTGCTTCCAGAACCTGATGCCCGAACGGTTGCCGCTACAATCTGAGAACCACTGTTGTAGCCCGATAGCGTTACCGAGGTTCCTCCAGTTTCTCCAGTAGAGGCTGTTCCGGTTGCCGCACTAATGACCACATCGTCCATCGCTCTTCCGATAGCAAAAGCCTGAGCTTGAGCATAGGTGGAGGTTGGATCAACGATCATGCGGAGTTTATCTTGGTCATCAATGAGATCTGCGACCTCATAGTCAGCCAAAGTTACTCGTCTTCGTGCGTGGGGGGTATCGTTAAGAATGGTATCTGCTCCACGGGTAGTCCGAACAGATGCTACCTGGGAACCGATTTGATCGAAGAAAGCAGATTTTCCTCGGACTGCTTCATTGCGGACAAGACCTCTGAGGCGAGATCCTTTCTGCTGCGAAAGATGCTGCAGATTGGCAGAGTACATTTGTACAAATGCCGTTGTTACTTGATTTGACATATCCAACTCGATGAGAATGATTCTCATGCCTATGGTTGGAATTGTCCTATGATCAGGGTTCCGGGCTAGGAAGCAGAAGAAGTACGGGTCAGGATTATTTGATTATCCGTTTCCGTTCCTTATTTTGCATGAGGGGAGGAGTGGGTTTCTTCACCCACTCGTAATATTTGTCAGCAAGTTCAATGGGGTTACTGATGTCGGCCACTGTACCGTTTTCCACTGCGATACGCAAGCATTCTAGTCGAAGGGATTCTTCTTCAGTCATAACAGCATTTCCCGGAGTTTTAATGCTTCTGTTACAAATTTATCGTGATCCGGGTGCATCCCATCCCAATATGGAGATTCTGAATCCATGATCTTGTCCAGTTTGTCTTGAATTGATGCCCGTCCTCCACTGTCTCCAAAAGCTACATCGTTCTGCAGCATCCCATCTTCTTTTAGTATCTGACCGACTCGGTTGAACAATTTAATCATTTGTGGAGAGTTTCCTAATCCAGACTCTTCCATGGTCTGTACCATCTCTGCATCTGCTAACTGGAGAAAGGCTTGCTTGGCTATCTGAGTCTCAGCATCAAAATTGTTTCCCCATTCTTTTCTCAGAGAATCAACTCCCTGTCGAACCTGCTCTTGATACAGATCCTTCTGTTGAG